GAAAACCTTTGGATTATGTGTTGTAGTTTAAGTCTTTTTGTATGTCGTTATTTGACCTTCTTCTCTTGAAGAAGTTGTCAGTATAACGACAAAGAAAAAGATAAGACTAGCACTGTTAAAAACCTCGATGATGCGTTTCGGCGCAGGCCTGAGGCCCGAACCACACCATCGTATAATGCATAAATTCATCAGGTAGGAACTCCACGTAATGGCAGCCCCAGAACGTGGTTTATAATAAAAATGGAAGTCCGTATAAATCCCCAGCGATACGACCTACTACCCCCTGTAGTAGAAGTCGTACCGGCGAATAGGGATGGCGTTGTCACTAGCGCTCTATACAGGAGATTGGCACATGGAGTAGCCAAATATTTTTATCAGCGTCGCGAATCCAAACGTCGTAAGACAGCTGAAGTGTCCATAAAGAGACACAATGCCGCCATACAGCCCACGAGCACAGCAAACATATTTAACATACTTAAAGACGAACAACAAGATGTAGAGGAAGAAGCGGGAGTAGTTGATATGAGAAAATACTTGCTGAAGGCCAGAGATGCAGCTGTTGGCGAAGATGGTAATGCGGTTCCAGCGAACGTCCATGAAGTTGCGCGCCCAACCAAGGGTACGCGCTCCGTAGCAGTTGGAACAGACGTTGTTACCATAGAAACCCAAACCACTCAAGCCGACATAAAGTTACCTTACAAAGAGGAGATAGGAGTCTTGGATGATATGATCGTCCAGCACACAGAGAAAGAGGTGCACACCGCCATAAAGAAAGAGAAACACGTAAGGTTCCATGCAAAGTTGACGAATTTTTTGAGAACTAAACACTTTATGAAGCTTAGAAGCCATGCTCTGATACATGCATTAGTATCGGATGCTAGGGTTTGGATGAAGTCGGAGGGACATACCCTCGATAATGAGACGGATTACATGATCTTATCCCAGTCAGTGATGGCAGCTTTTCTAATAAGCCCACAAGAAAGTAGATTTGTCAAGATGATGGAGAACGAGACGAACTACGATAATATGGCATCACTAAACAATTTTGTATCAGGAGGTAGTAGAAGAATCGGCCTGCACAAAGCGATATTCGCTAATGCAGAGGGGCTCGCGACGGGTATCCTAACACGACCAAGAAACTACTTTCCTAATACGAAATCACAGCTGATATAAGACAGCCTTCAGATTCGTACGGCCCATTGCTGCGCTACTATCTTAAAACCATTCAAGATAGAGAATCTAACCGTACAGTGTGGATCTGTTGGCTACCATAAGACATCTAAGTTCCTACAACTCTTTGAGTTTGAAGGAATGGATCGTCAAATGTATCCAAATAAGTGCGCATGCAACGAATATGATGCCCTAATTAGGCGGCATGGTTTGCCTGACGTAAGACAATACGAGCCTGGAAACTTGTATATGCATTACTTATCAGAGATTTTAGTAGCTTTAGCTACACAAATCGCGCCACTAATCAATAATCACGTGATCGACCACGATGGCATCATGAAACAGACGAGAGCTAGTATAAAGAAGAGATACGAAAAAGCGTACGCTAATATCATGCAAGGTCGATTAATGCATGAGGAAACTAGCTCAACTTTAACTGGGTTTGTAAAATTTGAGAAAACCAGTGAATCAAACTTCCTAGAGAAGAACAAGCCCCCTAGGCTCATCCAGTTCAGGAGTTATGAGTACTTGTATTTATTAAAATCCTATGTCTTACAGCATTCTTTGTTCATAAAAGAGTCAGATCTTGTATTAGACCAGGAATTCTATGGACAGAAACTTAAGACAATATTCACAAAAACATACACTAACCCCGAACTGGCTGATATGTTGCTAGAATCATGGAACGAATTTAAAGATCCAGTGGCCATTTGCTTAGATCACTCAAAGTTTGATGGCCACTATTGCACAGAACTTTTAGATTTGGAACACATGTATTGGGATCGCATATTTAACAGCAAGAAACTAAGGAAATTACTAAGGAGACAGATTAACAACAAAGGATTCACACAAAATGGCCTAAAATTTAAGATGAAAGGAAAGAGAGCATCGGGTGAATACACGACATCCGAGGGTAATACCACAATGAATTATGGAATGTTATTATCTATATGCAAGATATCGGGCATCAGGAAAGCCAGGATACACGTAAACGGAGATGACTCTGTTATCATCTGTGAACGTGCAGAGCACAGTGAACTGTCTGATAACTTGTGGCAATTTAATAATTTTAATATGGAAACGACACTAGATATTGTGGCTACACAATTCCAAGAGATATCGTTCTGTCAGTGCAAACCAATAAGAGTGATGAGAGATGGAGTGTTGGTTTGGAC